TTGTTCAAAATCCAAAGTATTTATGCGATGTAAAGACAATCGGCGATGCAATTATAAAGGAAATGAATAAATGAAAGAGTATAAAATCTACACATGTGGCAAAATGAGTGGAATAACATTTAGCCAACAAATGCAATGGAGACAGATTATAGAGGCATTCATAAAAGATCATTATGATGGCAATGACAGAGTGACATTCATTCATCCACCTTTATATTTCAATTACGATCATATGCAGCACAAGTCTGAAAGAGAAATCCTTGATTGGGAAATGAAGCAGTTGCATGATTGTGATGTCGTAATTGTGGATTTGAACCAGATTGATAGTACAATCGGATCACACATGGAGCTTGGTGCTGTTCAGGGTATCAACAGATTTGGCGATAGATACATATATGTTATAGGCGTAGGTGATACAGAAAATCTTCATCCTTGGATTAAGGAAACTTGTATGAGGATTGAGGACAATTATTCTGACGCAGCAAAGTATATTGCTGAATATCTACTTGTTTAGTTGGAGGTATAAATGGAAGTAATTCTTTATAGTACAAATTGTCCACGATGCAGTGTATTAGAAAAGAAGTTATCTTCTGCAAATATCAGCTATAAACTTGTTACTGATGCAGACTTAATGGTTGAAAAAGGTTTTACATCAGTTCCTATGTTAGAAGTTGATGGAAAGGTAATGGATTTTAAATCTGCAATAGAATGGGTGAATAATATGTAGGAGATAAATAATGCATGAAAATTGATATTCGACTTATTAAAAACTTTGTTTCTCAGTATAACAAACTTCAGGCAGAGTTTGGAACTGACATCGCAAACCTAAACGGATTTGATGACAACCAACTAAGTTATACAGATTTCATTGATAATTTTGTTGACAAAGAAGTTGTCGCGGATTCGAGTATTGATGGCAATTCAAACGTAAGTCATAAAGATATTGTTACGCTTGAGAGAGAAATGCCTAAACCGCATTCAAAACTTCTCGCGTTTAACAAAATCTATTATGAGATTTCAAAGAAGTTTGGATTTAAGGTAGCTAATGACTGGCTAAGATTTGAATGGATGGGCTTGCTTTATATGCATGATGCACCTTCAAGCACATTCAGATCGTATTGTTTCGCATATGATTTGAAAGATTTGGCTGAAAGAGGATTATATTTCATCGAAGGTCAAAATCCAGAGCCAGCAAGACATCTAACAACATTCGTTGATTTCGTAAAAGAATATGTGAGCTTTGCTTGTAATCGAACAAGCGGCGCAGTGGGCTTACCAAACATCATTCCTTATATGTACTATTTTTGGAAGAAAGATGTTGATAACGACTATCTCGGCATTAAGACAACGCACAATGAAAAGTATTATGCAAGGCAGAATTTTCAGAGATTTATCTATGCTGTTAACCAGCCTTATGTAAGAGATGGATCGCAAAGTGCTTTTACTAATACGTCCGTTTTCGATCACGAATACTTTGAAGCGTTGTTCGGTGGTTCTGAATTTCCTGATGGAACATTCATGATTGACTTTGAAGAAGAAATAATTGATTTCCAGAAATGGTATATGGAAGTCATGGCTGAAATCAGAGATGTAAATATGTTTACCTTCCCTGTTAGCACTATTTCACTTCTCAGACAGAATGGCGAGTTTGTCGATAAAGACTTTGCGAAATGGGCTATTAAGCACAACATGAAATGGTCTGATAGCAATCTGTTTGTAGACAGTACGGTTAACTCATTAAGTAACTGTTGTAGGCTTAAAAGTAATATCGAGGACTTGGGGTACTTCAACTCAATCGGCGGTACAGCATTAAAGGTTGGTTCAGTTAAAGTAAATACCGTGAACCTTGCAAGAATAGCACTTGACTCTAAGACAGAGGATGAATACTTAGAGAAACTTAAATATCGTGTTTATGTATGCTTATGCGCACTTGATGCTGTAAGACATATTATTGAAAGAAATGTTGAAAAAGGTATTCTACCTAATTTCACATATGGACTGATAGACTTTGAACATCTTTACAATACGATTGGATTTATCGGCGTATATGAAACCATGAAAAAATTCGGATACGTGACTGTTGATGAATTTGGAAATACTTTCTATACAGAAGATGCGTCAAGGTTTGGAAAGAAAATTTTTGAAACCATGAGAAAAGTGGCTGATGATTTTATCGAGGAATATGAGTGTGATTATCAGATTAACACAGAACAAATTCCGGGCGAAAGCGCAGCTGCAAAGCTCATGAAGAAAGATAAATTTTTCTATCCAAGAGCTAAAATCTATGATCTTCCTCTTTATGGCAATCAGTTTGTTCCGCTTGGAATTAAAACAACATTACAGGAAAGAGTAAGGATACAAGCTATGTTTGATAGCTATTGTAATGGTGGTTCAATATTACACGCTAACATTGATGCGCCTTTCGATAGTTTTGAAAAAGCATGGAAAATGACTGAATACATTGCGGATCAGGGTGTTACATATTTTGCTTTTAATACAAAGATACAGGCTTGTAAACACAATCACGCTTTTTATGGTGATAAATGTCCTGTTTGTGGAAATCCAGTTGAAACAGAATATAGCAGAATAGTTGGGTTTTTTACACCAGTAAAGACTTGGAGCGAAACAAGAAAAAAAGAATACCATATGAGAAGATGGGAAAACATAAATAGTGATTGAATGATGATTTTGAAAGAGAGTATTACAGTTAAAGGAATAGTGGATGAGGACTTTGTAAATTACAAAGTTCCATCCATGACAGTAATGTTTCCGTATTGCGATTTCAAATGTGAGACTGATGGAAGTAATTTCTGTCATAATTCTTCGTTGATAAATGAACAAAATATAAAAATCAATATAGGCGATCTATACAGAAGATACTCGACAAATAAGATATCTGAAGCGGTTGTCTGTCAAGGGCTTGAACCATTTGACTCATGGGATGAATTGAATAGTTTGCTGTTTCATTTCAGGATACATGAGGCTTGTCTCGATCCATTTGTAATTTACACTGGTTATATAAAAGAAGAAATCATAGACAAAATTGATTTTATACAAACAATGTATAGCAATATTATTATCAAGTTTGGAAGGTTTATTCCATATAATAACAAACATTATGATGAGGTTCTTGGGGTTTTCCTTGCATCTGATAATCAGTATGGAGAAAAAATAAGCTAATGAATACAGATTATAGACCAGTAATTGCATTTAACGATAATTACGGTTGGATAAAAGAAGTATACAATAATTTTTCTTTTAGGAATAAATACACAAAAAACGAAATACGTGTTTATGAAAGTGGCATATGCGAAATAGACGTATATGATATCTATGGAGCTTATAAGGATACTGCTATTTTTTCTGAATGCGATTTACAAACAATGTTACCACACAAATGGTACAAGGATAACACTGGCTATTTGTCTACTACTATTAACGGAAAAAAAGTTAGAGCGCATAAACTTATACTTCCAGAAGGTATAGCGGATCATTACGATAATAATAAGTTAAACAATACAAGGGAAAACCTTCAACAAGTTACACAGTCTGTTAATATTGCAAAAATAACAAATAAGATGAGTAACAAGTTTGGCGTTACTGGAATATATATAACAAGAAGCAATACATGGAGCGCACATATAGAAGTAAACAAAAAAAGGTATAATAAAAATTTCAAAACAAAAGAAGAAGCTATTCTTCAAAGATATATTTGGGAAATCAATTTTTGGGGTAGAAATGCACCGCAGCTTAATAAAATAAAAGAACAATATCCAAGATTATTATATGCACTAAAAGATAATATATTAGTCAATAACGATGTTGAGATAGTTGACAGTATTATAAAGAAATTAGAATTATCTCCATTTTGTCCATGCAAGATAATTCAATCAAATGAAACAAGATGTCCATGTAAAGAATTTAGAGAACAAAATGAAAATGGCGAATGTCATTGTGGATTATATGTCAAAATCGAATGAGGTGTTTATGCAGAAAATAGCGAAATTTGAAAAAGTATCATACGAGCAATTCAAAAAAGATTTCATGAATACGCTTGGCGGTTGGTTTCTTGTTTATATTGATGAATTGCCGTTTAGTATGAATGATCCAGATATGTCGGAAGTCGAAGCAAAGATTAGAAAAATCTATGACAATATCAAACTCCCAACACGAGCAACTGTAGGATCAGCTGGTTACGATTTTTATGCTCCGTTCAAAATTCGTCTTGAATGTGGAAAGACAATCAAAATGCCGACAGGTATCAGAGTAAAGATTGATGATGGTTGGGTTCTTCAGTGCTATCCTCGTTCTGGTCTTGGTTTCAAATATCGTATGCAACTTGATAATACTGTAGGAATTATCGACAGTGATTATTATAACAGCGATAACGAAGGTCATATCATGGCTAAATTAACCAATGATGGATTGGAAGGAAAGGTTATCGAAGTAAATGCTGGCGATGGCTATATGCAAGGTATTTTTACACAGTATGGAATTACTAAAGACGATGACGCAGATGGCATTAGAAATGGCGGTTTTGGTAGCACTACAAAATGAGAAATGAATTAGAAAAACTTAATAGAAAACTCTATTTAAGTCAAATTGGTGAACAGACAGAATGGAAGAAAGGTTACGCAGCTGGAATAACTGAAGCCATAGATGTAATCGAAGAAGGAATAGATAACTTAATTATTCCAAACAATAATTATTTTGTAATTATGTACCACAACGGCGATAAACATTTTCCTTATGTCGAAGAAATGCGTCTTTATAAGATAAGCATAAAAACAAGAAAATCGTATTGTTTCAGCAGAAATTTAGATGCAACAAGATTTAATACTAAAACGCCCGATCTTGTTTTAGCAAGTGAAGAAGGTCTTAGAACGAGAGTATTTTTCACAAGGGAACAAGCTGAAAAAGTAATCGAGCCATAAAATTCCAAGGGCAATTGTATTTTTGAATATATGAAATGTAACTGTAAACAAATTCATACAATTAACTTCAATATACAATAAGAATTTCAAAATAATACATGCGTTGATATTTAACATACGGTTGCCTTTGTTTATATATACCAAGAGGATTTTATGAAAGATAGTGAAAGATCATTAAAGAAATGTCCGTTTTGTGGTGGTTATGCAAAAGTGCAGATGGATTACAGATTTGAAAATAAATCGCATGACTTTCCAAAATGGTATATCGAATGTCAAGAATGTAAAACGAGAACAACAGTTGCTTACCTGAATATCGTAGTAAAAACATGGAATAGCAGAGTTAAGTCAGATTTAGAAATGCGAATGGAGGATGATGGTAGATGAGTCCTATAGTTATTATTCCAAATTCTCAAGATGAAGTCACAATCAATACAGAAGATTTTAAGAAAATGGTAAATGACGCATATTATAGTGGTTACAATGATGGTTTTGAAAAAGGAAAAGTAGAAGGTAAAAGCGAAGCGTTTCAGCCAACAATCACTTATCGCGGAATTGGAGATCAACCATTTGACAATAAACCATACTGTGGTGGGATATCTCTAACAGAGTGTGTGAACAATGAATTACAAAGAAGTCAAAGCTGATTTATTTATCTATTACGATCAAGGATATTATCTTGTTCATTGCATCAGTGCAGACTTTAAGCTCGGCGCAGGAATAGCAAAAGAATTTGAAAAACGTTTTAATCTTCGCGATGATTTGTTGTTTAGTTTTGGCGAAAAGTGGTGGAAGTTATATGATGAAAGTCTTTCTGGCGAGGCATTTCTTCACAAAGAAAAACGCATTATTGACTTGATTACAAAAACAAGATACTGGCATAAACCAACAATGTTCACTATGCGTAGTTCGTTAAAAAAGATGAAACTTGGTTGCGAAAGATTGCATATTTCTAAACTGGCAATGCCTAAGATCGGATGCGGTTTAGACAAACTGAATTGGAGCGATGTATCTTCGGCAATAAAAGAAATATTTGCCGACAGTCCGATAGAAATAGTGGTGTGTTATTTATGAGAAAACAATTTAGTATTATTGGCAAACTTGATTTAGAGAAATTGAATACTGCGATAGATTCTTTCAAAAATCAATCATCAATCTTATTCGCAGATGGATATCTGCCTATCATTCTAATGTCGCCAGACACATTAGGTGATATGCCTAATTTACAAAATCCAAAATATGTTGGAATTAGTACAAAAAATAATTGTACTGGCATGGTTGGTAAATATTATGGATGTAAAGTGTTTTCAGACCCAACATTAAAATACGGAGAGGTAGAGTTAAGATAATGTTATATCATGGATTTACTATAGGAGTGTTTTATAAATCAAAAACATGGGTTGAAAAATGGATGGATGATTTTCTTAATAGTATTGACCAATCTTGTGTTTTGAGATTTGTTAAAAATGGCGTTCATCCATTTATGATTGACTTAAAAGATGGTATGCGTATTATCGCATGTCAAGCCAATGAAAATGCAAGAGGAAGATGCATAGATAAAGCATATGTTGAACCAACTATAGATCAGAATATCATTGACTATGTAATAAGACCATTACTCGGTCATTCGCGAAACATAGTTGTGGAGTATGAACAATGAAAAAATATATTTTTGAAGCACCTGATGATTGGGATTTGAAACATTGTTTTGTTCGTATAAAGAATAATGAAATCACAATAGAAAAACCTGTTGACCATTGCATATATGAAGTATGTAAAACAGATATAGTTGCTATGGACGAACATCCATATTATTCAACATTACATGATAGAATTGCGCAATGCGTTGATAAATTAAGAAGTCATTTTAGCCTTGGTTATATCGTAGACCCATGTGGGGGAATACAAGCACTTGAAATAACAACAAACCAGTTAATGAAATACTAAATGAATACGATAAGAATAATTATAGCAGGAAGTAGAACATATAATGATTACACTACTTTAAGCAACCTTGTAGATCATGTTTTACAGTTATACCCTTATAAGAAAGGGTATAAACCAGAAGATATAGAAATAGTTTGCGGATTAGCAAACGGCGCAGACTTTTTAGGAAAACAATATGCTCTAACAAATGGTTTGCAAATAAAGTATTTTCCTGCTGATTGGGATGGTTTAGGGAAAAGTGCAGGATATATCAGGAATAGACAAATGGCAGAATACGCGTCTTATCGAAAAGGTTATGGCGCTCTTATCGCTTTTTGGGATGGCAAATCTAAAGGAACAAAGCACATGATAAATCTTGCAAAAGAATACGGATTAAAATATTTTGTATATAACTATCAAAGCAATACTTGGTTTATGGGATGATTGAAAAAAGATTACTAAATATAAATGAAGTCTGTGCGTATACTGGTTGGGGTAAAACAAAAGTCAGAGAAATACTAAAGAGAAAAGATAGCAAATTCACTGTAAAAATGGGAAACCGATACTATGCAGACAAGAAAAAGTTTGATGACTATTTAGAAAATTGTATTAAGTATCAAATAGGTATTTAGCATGAGTACTATATTCACTGTGCATAGAGATGCAACTACTGATTATGATGGCGCAGAAATAAAAGAGTTTAATGACAAGTTTGACTCACCATTAAGACCGAGCGGTTTAAGCCCATCACTTAGTTCATATTGCTGGGTTCTTTATCAAAATTGGTTTGGAAGATGGCAGATTAAAGAACAGGTCGTAGAGAGCATTTGGTATACGAATATATGGGGATATAAGCTCAGAAATGGATGGTGTATTTGCGCAGACGAGCTTGGCAAAAGGATATTTACACGCGATCAGTTTCAAGAAGCAAGAGAAGAATGTTTAAGATTAAACAAAATGAGAAAAGTAAAGGTTAAATACTATCATGGATAATTATTTTGAAAAACTGGCAATGTTTAATAAATGCGTTTCACAAGGATCATTCAAAGACTTTTCAGATG